ACTCAGTATCAGAGGGGGCATCTTGCGCTGCAGTCTGACTTACCTCACCGGCCTCGTCATCTGCCTGTTGCTCAACGACCTCATCTGGAACCGACTTCACAACTTCCACACAATTGCGGGCTTCAGCCGGCGTTGGCGTCAAACTTGCCTCAGCAATCGGCCATGATTTGATGAACCACGTCTTACCCACCTTTTCACGTTCAACCAGGTGACCGGCTGCCCCTGAGGACCATCCAAGTTTCCCCTCAGTTGCCAGTTTGTAGATCATCTGTTCATACTCGTCCCGCATATTCAATTGCGCCTCTAACCACAGCCCGGCATCGTCAAACTTCACGACTGCCCGGCCAAGTTTGCGCGTCTTCAGCGTTCCATCTCCCCCATGGTTGTAGTAAACGGGTAGGATTGACCCGTCCTCAACACCCAAATCAGTGTCTTTGTTGAAGAAATCCCCGGTCAAATCCGGGTCACGTGGACCGGTAAACCTCACCAGGTAACCCCCAACCCGGCCTTCTCCCAGTGCCTTGACCTCGGTTCCTGTTGAAATTGCCACTTCTATCTCTTTATCCATGCTCATGATCCTTTCTCCGCGATCAAGCGGTCCATCCATGCGGTATAAATCCGCACGGTCTCACCCATTTGTTCTCGAACAACATCACTCAACTTCCGCCAACCGATCCTCGCCATGTGTTTGGCCTGGTCTTCACCAGATACAAAGGGGGCATAGCTCGCCCGGTTGCCTATCACTGTGTTAGTCCCGCGGCTCTCCACTACATACTGAGTGCCCAGGCGTTCTGAATTGTTCAGGCTCCGATAACCACCACCGCGCATTGGCTGTTGCGTTCCAAGACCGCGCTTGTACCATGGCGCCCGGAATGTGGTTTCTCTTCCGCCAATCACAACGGTCCTCATTCGTCCGGCTTGATTGGCAGCTGTTGCTGGTGGGTACTGCTTCACACCCTTTTGGCTCACAATGTTTGCAGCTGCTTCTTTTCCCGCAGCAATAAGCGCCCTCGAAACGCCGGGACCCATTTCCCGCAACATCTGGGCAAATCGTTCTTCTCCCTGGATGTCAATGCTGAATTGAACTGGTGCCGGGCTCATATGCGGGTCCTTGTCTGAATCCAACAACGGCAATTCACATGCGCCGGCGGCTCGTCAATCCCGCCTTCAAATGACTCTTCCAATTCCACTTCTGCACCATCCAGAGGACCGCAAATGTCACACACTAAGTCATCTGAATTGGTAAACCAGGTCTTTACTACCTTCACGTCCGGGTATTCCCGCCGTAGTGCTTCACCCGCTAGGATTTGACCCTGGGCATATGCCCTGGTAATCTCTGTCACTGCTATCCTTAGCGCCCGGTCTTCACCAAACGGGAGGGCGTTCATCACGTCCCCGATCGTCATACCAGGTGTGGTAATGAACAGCTCAATTGCCTTTTGAACAGCCTCAAGGGTGGTTTCATCCACGTCACCAATCAGCTCGCCTGCATAAGCCGCCGCCCATTCAGCTGCATCCATGTTCACGGCTGAATAGTCATACCCAATCGACACTGACTCGGAGAATTGCACTACCCCGCCATTCACCGCGTTCAAAATCAACCGGATGAGTACCCCTTCATCCTCACTGTCCTCAAGCAAGCCGGTGGGGACAATCGCCTTTCGTTCCGGGTACATGCCTTCAAAGTATTGCCGGACCTTATGCGCTTGCCTCTTGAAACGCCGTTGAAGAATGCGCCGGATCCGGTCCTGCAGGATCATCTTCTCCCGCCGTTTCGGTTCACGGCGGTCCCGGCCGGCTGCTTTCAACGTCATTGCCGTTTCAAGGACCTGCTTGGTAACCTGGATGATCGTGTTATCCACCTAATACCTCAGCCAATAAGTCATTGGCTCGTTTCAATTCGACTGCCAAATCCACTTCAGAAGCCTGAAACGCCGCCTTGATATCCGCCGCTGTCTCAGCGGTAGCAAGTGCACCGTGAATCCGGTCACACTCGAGAGCGGGGATCACCTCCGTTTCAAAAATAACATCAGGTGATTTACCTTTATCCAATGCCTTCAGCGCCTTACGCTGCCACTTTCGTTTCTCTTCTTCAACCGGGTCAGTCTGATACTCAGTATCAAGGGGGGTATCTTCCGCCGGCTGCTCTGGTGCAACCGCCTGGGTGAGTTTCACCCGTTGCCACTGGTCTTCTGTCAGGTCGTACCCCAATATCTCAAGAGCGGTCACCAGATCCAAACCTGCCATGGTCAATGCACTCACACTCGCAGCTCGTTGCGCCTCGTCATCCTGGAATATGTCCATCTCTTCAGGATGTGCCTCTAACCTGTACCCGGTAGGTGCCAGGAATTGGGCTGTAATCGTTTCTGCCATCCAATCCGCTTCAGGATTGATGGTTTCCTCGTAGAATGAACGCCTGTGCTCAGCTGCAGTGGCATAATTGGCCGCGTCTGTGAGCATTGTTTGAGGGATACCAAAGGCATGGCAGACATCCTCAAGCGCTTGAATGCGTAATTCCGGCATTGCCAGGGTATCAAGCGCCGGGGTGATCACTGTTGGCTTTACAGCTGCATTCATCCCGACAACGTTGAAGGCATTGCGAACACCAGAAGCTACACGCCGGAAGAATGTCTCAACTCGTTTCACTTCATCTTTATTTGGGTTGCCCTCAATACCCAGTACAGTGATGGGCATTGCCCCGCCTTCAAAGAAACGAGAAGCAAACCGCTTCAGGTAAAACATCAACCGGGCTGACTGGAGCGCAACCGCGGCCGGCGCAATGCCATTCAGGATGTCATCCTGTGGATTGAATGTCTTGAAATGGGTTACCTGGTCATCTGCCCATGGTCCCAGTTTCATGCTGCCAGTCTGTTGCGAATAAGTAACAGATGTCACCACGCCCAGTTCTGTCTTTTGCTGCTTGACATCCTTGGTGATGGTGTAAGGGTTCAGCCACTGGGCTCCCAACCGGCGATTTCCTTTATCAATTGCCAACCAGTAAGCGCTGCCAGTGAGCAGTAATGATGCTTCTGTCCACTTTAGAAGGGTCTTTAGCGGGGTAGTAAATGTGTCGTCCCACTTTACCTCTTCCTCACCCTTCATCAGCCGAAACGGAACACCTAGCAAAGCGGCACAACGGATGTTCAACGCTCTGTAAACAAGCGGAACATAACGGTAAGCATCTGCCTCACCCGTCAAACTATTGCCGCCTTCACCATCAAGGTGTAGCGCCCACTCCGGAATTGCAGTCAGAACCTTATAGCTATCCGTCATATCACGCTCCAAATAGAATCAGTGGCCGGGCGCTCGTTAGCGCATGCCATAAAAGTGCAAGCGCCATCACCCAATCATCGTGTTGGCCGTTGGGTGCCCTAAACTGCAAATGCCCACTCGCCATCGTCATCACCTCAAAACTTCTTAGTTCATCTGCCGCTATCACCGGTACCTTGAACCCACCATGTTCAATCGCTCCCGCTAAACCCTGTATCAATTGTGGCTTGGTGGTTGCCGTCGTGTTGAATCCGGGTAGATTGTCGGGACCTCGCAAGATGTACAATCCGTCACCTATCAGCATCTCGATATTCGGCTCGCCAATACTGTTTCGTTCTGGTAACAATCCCTGGCAACCCCATTTCCTGTACATGCTTGCTACACGCGCCCGTTGGTAGGTGTAGTCCATCTGATTGAACCGGTCCCAGTCCACAACCTTCCCACATTCCTTGCATCCCACTGCCACAACCGTGAAATCCGTTGTCAGTGCCCAGTCGACCGCGGCGATCATGGTATGGTCCTTGTGTTTCTCTGGGTCTTCCGGCTCTTGCACTACTGCAGCTGCATCAATCCCCTGGAAGAACCCGCCATCTTCAATAAATTCGGCCATGATTTCTTGCCGAAACGTCCGCTCTGGTATGGATTCCTTCAGTCCGTCAATCTCTTCAGCTGCTAAATGCGGGTTGTCGTAACTGGTGAAATGCCACCGCGCCCAATCTTCCTTCTCGCCGGCCATGGCATACAGCCGATAGAAGTCATTCAACCCGCGTGGGGTACTCAGTATCCAGAGGTCGCCCCGGTAGAACATCAGTGTTGGCCGGATTACAGCGTTGATTGTTTCTGTCAGCTCTGGAATGAGCGCCGCCTCGTCAATGATCGCCCTGGCAAACTTGCGCCCGCGGGGAGCATCAGGGTTATCGAGGGACCACATTTCAATCACCCCACCTGTTACCAACTCCAACCGGTGTTCCTGCTCCGACTTGCCGCCCGGCGCTACTATTGGCGCTACCAGGTCACGAACATCCCGCCAAAACTGGGCTAACATCTTGTATGTGGGGGCGAAATAGGCGGTTGGTATGCCCTTCAATGCCGGGTCAATCAATAGCCGTTGGCTCATGGTTGTCTTGCCCCATTGCCGGCCACACACCGGGATGTTATTGCGCCGTGCCTCCCGGATTACCTGACGCTGCTGTGCGTGAAATTCAGGCAGATGAATTGTTAAAGAGCTATTCGGGCGGCGGGTCATCT